ATCGACGGCGTCAGTGTAATTGAACGGCTGGGCACCAAGAGTCTTGAAGAGCATCGAACCCATCTCGAGCGACGAGCAGTAGTCGACGTTAGCATCAGGTTGGACAACCCAGACAAGCTCCTTGCATGGGTGGTTGAAGTTAAGCTTAATCTTGTTCGAGGTGGAACCGACCGACTCATCACCGGTGAATTGAAGCTGCTCAATGAGGTACTCGTGCGGGTTCTGGGCCATACGGCGGCGCTCATCGGTGTCAAGGAAGACGTAGTCAACGTAGAGCGAAGCAGCGACGAGCGACTGGTTGTAGGCAGCGGTTACCTTCGGCGAGCTGGCAGTACCAGTAAGGTCATCAACGGCCCAGAGGCACTCGTCAATCGGGCGGAGGTCGATATTAATCTTGACCTCGTGGTATTGAAGGGCAATGAGCGGAAGAGCAAGGCCCGGGTTGCGACAGTACCAGAATTGGAGCGGAACGTAGAGAGTGGTCTCCGGAAGAGCATTACGCGGGGCGCATACCTGCTTCGGGGCGGACGAATCGCACGGACCATCAACAGCCGCGAAGTCCTTGTCGGTTATGTAGGTAAGCTGGGTGGTGTTACCAACCATCTTGTTGTAGCCCGACTCTTGCTCCTTGGAAAGAGTGAGCTGGTTCCAGATGTGCATCCAGTCGCCGTATTGGCGGTCGATGCGCTGGCCACCAATCTCAACCTCAACCGATTGGATAAGCTGCTCACCCGGGAAATCTAACCAGCGAGCGTGGACATCACCCGACCCCGAACTATTTCCAAGTTCCTGGTCAATCTGGGGAAGAGTGACCTGAAGGTAAGTGCGGTAAGCAAGGTCACCATTACGGCTAATGGTGCAGGTTACACGGCGACCGAAATCAGCCTGGCCATTGAAAGTCTGCTCGATAGACTCCATGGCGAAGTTGGTGTGGCGACGGTAGGTCACCTTCCAGAAAGTAATTTGCGGGTTGCCGGTAAGATAAACATCTTGGGCACCGTAAGCGACGAGTTGCATTAATCCACCTCCCATTTTATATATATGCTAAAGAAAATAATTTTTTAAAAATCATTTAATTTATTTTAATTTATTTATATCAAAATTAGATTCTAAAAACTTTTTTAAATAATTATCTAAAAAAATTTCTTTCCTTCCTTCGTGTTTTTTAGAAAAAATATACGAATCGTTTTGCTTACTTATTTTCCAACCAGATTCAACGGCGTTATAAATAAATGCCATTTTTTGTAGTTTAATAGTATCTATTTCAAGCTCATTATTCGTATTAATTAATATATCTTGTGATTCCATAAAACATACATAGAAAAACATAAATTAATATACACGAAAATAATGATTATGATGTTAATATTATTTAAATAATTTAATTAATATTAATATATTACACATGGTGACATTTAAATATAAGAATACAAAGAAATTTCTTATTAATACTGCTAAAACAACTACATTAGATAATAAACATAATGACTTTATAAATGAATTTAATAATAATAATAATAATAAGATTCCTTTGTTAATTAAAAAAAGAGACATATTAAAAAAAAAATTCAACATAGGAGTAAAGGAAGAATCTTTGTCGGTTGAGGAAATATTAGACTTAAAGGAAGAAATCAAACAAATAAATAAAGAAATTAAAAATACCAAACAAAAAGAAAAGGATTATTATTTAACAAATTCTAATATAATTTTTGATTATTTTGAAGATAAGAAAAATTTATCAGAAGGTAATAATAAACTAACTTGTGTAGATAATTTTTTTAATATTAATAAGGACGATAATTCTAAAAAGGAAACAAAAAATAATAATTATGTAAACAAATATTTGATAAATATAGATGACTCTTTTATAAATGTAGATAATTATATACATATATCAAACAAATGTAATCAATGTAATAAAGGCGAACTAATACCTGTTGACCACGAAGGTATATTATTATGTAATAATTGTCATATACATGTTAGATATTTAGTTGACAATGAAAAGTCATCATACAAAGAACCTCCTAAAGAACTTTGTTTTTATGCTTATAAAAGAATTAATCATTTCAGAGAGATATTGGCGCAATTTCAAGCAAAAGAAACAACCCAAATACCCGAAGAGGTCCTTGAAAATATTAAATTACAAATTAAAAAAGAGAGAATAACATTAATACAAATTACAAATAAAAAGGCTAAAGATATATTGAAAAAACTAGGTTACAATAAATATTATGAACATATTCCATTTATTAAAGACAAATTAGGTATAAAACCACCAATAATGACTCCTGAATTAGAGGAAACATTGTGTAATCTTTTTATGGATATTCAAGCACCATATGCTAAATATTGTCCGGACGATAGGGTAAATTTTTTAAATTATTATTATACAATTTATAAATTATGCGAATTATTAGACCAAATACAATTTTTAAGCTATTTTCCTATGCTAAAAGACCGTGAAAAACGCATTGAACAAGATGATATATGGAAACAAATTTGCAATGAATTAGACTGGGAATTTATACCCACTATATAATATATAATATCAAATATATAATATCAAATATATAATATCAAATATATAATATCAAATATATAATAATTACTAGTAAATAAATGTAAATATTATATTACTTAACGAGGGAAACCAACTAGGTTGGCACCAATACCGAATCCGGCACCCGATCTAGCACTTACACCAATAGCAGGTACATATGTGTCAAGAATGCTGAATGTCGCAGCAGCACATAATGCAATTAATGCAACTTCATCGAGGTTAAGTGTGCGTTTTTTGTCAGGAACTAAGAACGCCGCAATAGCAACCATAATACCTTCAACTAAATATTTGATAGCTCTTTTTACCAATTCACCTAAATTAAATCCGTGTAGCAAATCCATATTATAAATAATAATTAGAAAAAAATATATATTAAACTTATTAAACTTAAAAGTATAAAATTATAATAATAATATGGAATCACCAGAAGGAGTAGTTGCTAAATTAAATTTAGACGGTACTGAAAATGCCAAATACGTAGATTTATTGGACGAGGATAAACCTATTGCTGGTCAAAAATTTGCATGTGTGTCATTTTTATCACCTGAAAAAATATTAAAGGACAAAAATTTATTTTTCTTTAATGAATTTTTAAAACAGTGGGAAATGTCAAAATCACTTGAGAAATATACTCAATTTTTAAGCTTCTTAGCTTTTAAATACGATACGATAGAATTTGATGAATTAACAAAAGATATGGAGGATTTTGTCAAAGACCAGAAAGGCAAATTATTTAATACCACATTAGATGACGAATACAAGACATACATTGATAACAATGAATCAGAATTAGATAAAAGTTTTAATGAAAAAAATAGCTTTAAAACAAATGTACGTGGTTTAAAAATTAGAGGTTGTTTTCCTTCACAACAAGAGGCAGAGCTGAGGTGTAAAATGTTAAGAGAAATAGACCCAAATCATGATGTATATGTTGGTCCAGTAGGAATGTGGATTCCCTTCCACCCTGAAGCATATAAAACTGGTCGAGTTGAATATTTAGAAGATGAATTGAATCAATTAATGAATGAAAAACAGAAGAATGAGAAAAATGCTAAAAATGCGTTCGATACGCGAGTTAAAGACAGTAAGAAGCAAGCAATTGAAGATAATAAGGAAAAGGCTTTAGCAAGTGGTAATGTATTAACACAAAATATCAACGAACAAGGAGAATTAATGTCTATTAATAGTAATGGCTTAGAAACAACCACAGAAAATGTAACTATTGCTGACGTTCGTAGTGAATTATTTGAAGGCGACAATATCGTTACTGATAAAAATACCGATCATGGATTAAGCGAATTGACAATTAATAAAAAGGACGACACACCAGATAAAAAGGACGACACACCAGATAAAAATGACGACGTGGATGAGTTAATTATGAAATAGATTAATTATGAAATAGATTCATTATAAAATTGAAACTTAAATATATTATATATCATATATATTTAAGTTATTATGGTTAAAAAAATATCGAACAAACTTACCTGTGCGCATAAGGATTGTAATAAAAAAATTAAATTAACAGAACAAGTAATGGGGAAATGTCGCTGTAATAATACTTATTGTCTTTTACATCGCATGCCTGAAAGTCATGATTGTAGTTTTAATTTCAGCCTAGATAAAGAATGTTTTATTAAAGAAAATAAATGTGTTGAACCTAAATTAAAATTTACCATTTGTTCTTCCGGACATTAATACGTGTCATTCCTTTCTTTGGTGTATTTGGATTATATACATCCTCTTCCTCATCTGAATCTAGATCCTTTGATATTTCCCAAAATTCTTTTGAACCTAGTTTAAATTCACCACGTGGTTCTGCTTTATACCAGAATATTTGGTCGTGTAATTTATTTGATTTGGAATTATTGTCTATTACTAAACATTCGAAATTTTCTGTACATTGATCCATTACTTGAGAGAAACTTTCAAAAGTAGGAAACATACCAGCATAATTTTCCCATATTCTTTTTCTATTTGAGATATATGGTTCGCGTAATATAAATACATAATCTATATTTGTTCGCAAATTGGGTGGTATACCCAATGGATATTGCATGGTAATTACAAGCATAATCTTCCAATGGCGACCATTCATAAAAAGAAGACGCATCATTTTGTCTTTTGTCCAGCTGTTATCGAATAAACAATCATCTAAAATAACAAATGCACGTGGGTCGATAGTAGATTTATTGTATGATAGTAATTCTTTTTTAACCTGTTTTAATACTGTTTTCTGACGTTTTAATATATTCTCAATAATTGCAGTATTATATTCGTCGTGAATAAATAATTTTGGTACATGACCTCCATAAAATCCATTACCGGCTTCTGTTCCTGATATAACAGTTCCTATAGGAATGTCTTGGTGATAATATAATAAGTCTCTAACTAAATATGATTTACCTGTATCACGGCGACCAATTAAAACTACAACTGGTCCTTTATTTTCATCTGGTCTGAAACTAATTTGTGACATATCAAACTTTTTTAATTCAAGTGTCATTTAAAGGGTAAATAGAAAATATAATTATTAATTTAACCTATATAATAAGTTTAAATATACCGTATTTTAATATTGTATTCAAATAATGGAATTCACATATAAAAAAAACGACAACAATAATTTATTTAGGAATTTAGAAAATAGCGATTTAACTAATGTTTCTAAATTGCAAAATTATATTCCTATTTATGATAAGTTTTTTTCACTAAACGATACCAATTATAATTCTATTAATTTAAACAATAATAGTATTAAATCAATAGACAACAAGATAAATGAAAATAAATATACTGCTACCATTATTGATAATTCAGACAACGATATTGTAAAAGATTTATTTTTTAAATACAGCCCTTTATTAGATCCAGTGAAGTACCTAACTGGAAAATATGATATTTGTGACAATATATTGGAATTACCAACATATGATAAAAAAACAGGCTATGCAAAAATACGTGACCCTAACAATTCGGCTTATGTTGACGGTTTCTTTTCATATTTAAGTAGTCGTTTATTAAATAATTATAATTTTATACATGGAATTAATTATTATGGTTCGTTTTTAGGTATTAAAAATAATTTTATTTACGACATGAATGATGAAATAGAATATTTACATGATTCTGATTTTTTTCATAAAAATCATAATATTTTATTTAAATTAGATGAAAATATTGATTTACATTTACTGAATAGAGATACGAGAAATTATAAGCAAAAAATAAATATATTAGATGATGTAAATGATACCTCATTGAATAATTATCATGAATTAGATGAAATAAATAATCTATTTATGGTTCGTGATATTTCAAATAATAACATTATAACAAATGATTTTAGCGACGTAGAATTGTGTTACGAAGGAAATATTGAAAGGACTAGTAGTGAAGATTCAGTTAATACTTGTTCATCTACATCGTCATATTCTGATAATGATAACAATAATCCAGAGATTAGTGATTCTGAATCATCAGAAAATAGTTCTTTATTATCAGATGAAGTTATGAATATTAATATTAATGAATTTCCTGTTCAAATAATTGCTTTGGAAAGATGTAACAATACATTAGATAGTATTATTAATGAAAATAATATATCAGATAATGAATTAAGTTGTATTGTTGTCCAAATATTAATGATGCTCATTACTTACCAAAAGGTTTTCAAATTTACACATAACGATTTACATACAAACAATATAATGTATGTAGAGACGGATAAAAAATATTTAATCTATAAATATAAAAATAAAAATTACAAAATAGAAACATATGGTAAATTATTTAAACTAATAGATTTCGGTCGTGCTATTTATAATTTTCGTGAATATTTAATATGTAGTGATAGTTATCATCCAAAAGGAGATGCAGCAACTCAGTATAATTTTGAACCATACTATAATAGTGAAAAGAATATAATAGAACCTAACTATAGTTTCGATTTATGTAGATTAGGATGTTCGCTTTTTGATAGTTATATTGACTCTATTGATGATGTTAAAAATATTAAATCTGATATAATAAATATTATAATTAAATGGTGTTACGATGACAAAGGGAGAAATGTATTGTATAAAAATACGGGTGAAGAAAGATATCCAGACTTTAAATTATATAAAATGATTGCAAGAACAGTTCATAATCATAAACCTTGTGTTGTTCTTGAAAATAAACATTTTTCAAAATATATCGTTTCCAATAAAAGTATTAAAAAATATAAAAATAAAATTATTGATATTGATAAATTAGAGCCTGAATATTAGAGCCTGAATATTAGAGCCTGAATATTAGAGCCTGAATATTAGAGCCTGAATAATAAATTTTTAAATAATATTAATTAAATAATATTTAAAAATTAGCCTCACCTACAAATGCACCTGGTTGACTTTTTAAGTTGACATTATTTTCAAACTGGGATAAAACGAAAAAACCACTAATACTACTAATAAATACAATTAAAGCATCGCGAATAATTAATTTAATTGGTTTTATGTCTTTTGTTATTAATTTCATTTCTAAATATTTAAAAACGAGATATATTATAGATATAACAGATGAAAACATAAATATATTTTCCATTTATTTAAATAATTATATTTCATTTGTTAATTGAACGAATTATAAAGGTTCCAAAATTTCTATATCCCCTAGGACTGGCGCCGATTCTAATTTAAGTTGCTTGTTTAAATCATTAATATCGCTGATTTCAAGAGAAATATTGTCACCGATTTGTAATTTATCATCTTCGTCATCCTCTTCTTCTTCCTGTCTTCTTCTCTGTAAATCCTCTAAATGTTTTATATCTTTTGGAGCAGATATTAATGATTCTTTACCATCACTGTCTACTGTTGTATCAGTATTAGAAAATTTAATGTTATCGCTATCTGTATCATCGTTTGTATCATAAATGTCATTGTTCATATTAGTCGTTTCGGGTGGAGTTAGTGGAACTATGGGTGGAGGAGGTTTTATTTCTGTTACCTGTGTAACTGGTAATTGTGTTGTAGTTAGGGGTTGTATGTTAGACAACTCTGTTGTTTTTGTTTCTTGTGCAATCTTTTGTGGTGTATCGGAGTTCGGCAATGGAGTTTTTGGGATTTCTTCAATTTTAACTGTTTCTTCCGATTTAATAACCTTATTTTCTTCGCGATTCTTATTTTGATTCGTTTCCTTTTTAGCTTCTTCTTTATCTTCTTCTTTATCTTCTATAATTACCTCTTGATTTATTATTTTTTCTTCAATAATAACTTCATCTTCATTCGTTTCTTCGATATATGCCATTAATATTTTATCAATTGGCATAGTATCTCTAATACTAGTTAAAATACATTCTTTAATTATTAATTCTAACTCACGACTGTTTTTTTGAATTTGAAGTGGTTCAATATCTTTTTCAAATAAATAAATGTTTGTATATATTTTACGTGCAGAATTTATGTAAATTTTATGTATGAATATATCTTTTGATGGTATATCAATATCTATTTTTTTTTGTTTCTGTCCCACACGCACACAAGTTAAAGCCTTTAGTTGTATGATATGAACACATGTTATTAATTCTTCTAAATAAGAACAATTTGAACTTTTTTCAATACGTTCACGTTCCGTCAGAATAATATTCTCATTCCATTGAGGGATTCTACTAAGAAATGTTTGGAATGTCATTAAATATTTTTCCTCTTCATCACTTTCAATACATAATTTTAGTGATTCTGTATAAATCGATTTTAATCCTTCTACAATTGCAGGTGTTAAAGTATCTACTAATCGCGAACACCATTCGTTCTTAGATTCGGATAAACTGGTCAATGAATAGTCATCCATTTACATAAATGTTATATTTTCTAAATTATAGTCAGAACGTAAAAAAATAAAATTCAATATGAACATAATTAAAAGTTGTTCATCTTTTATTTCTAGTTTAACTCTATTAAATGCCAATAGATACTGATATTTTTTAACATTATCATGTGAATCATATTTATTATCATAGTACTTTATTATGTCTAATCCACTATATGCCTTTTGATATAATAAAATAGCAGTATCTATAATGTCCGCATAATTCTCGATTTTTACAGTTTTCATATATTTAGTTAACCATTGTTCACGTGTGTTTTCATATGTATTTTTGTATTGTTTATTTTTAATATGTAGATTAACCTTTTTATTATTTATAATTGGTAGAGCCACATATATTTCACAAAATCGAGATAAAATTGGTTTTAATACCTTATATTTATCTTCTACTATGATGAAGAAACGTGTTGAGCGACTGAATAATTCTATACACCTTCTTAATGCAGATTGTGCATCCATAGTTAACTTATCTGCATTTAATAAAATAACTGATTTAAAATTTATATTGTTTTGGAAGTTTATATGTGTTTTTGCAAATAACTTTAATTCTTCTCTGACAAATTTAATCCCTTTTCCATGTGCACAATTAACATGCATGATATTTTCTTTTATACATGTTTTATCGTTATTGTAAATATTATTAATAAATTTTTTAACAATTGTTTTTTTCCCTGAACCAGATGGACCGTGAAATATTAAATTTGGTATTTTTCCATCTTTCAAAAAACTATCGAGTCTTTCATTTATATTTTTATGAATTACGTATGTCATATATTTTTAAACAAAAGTATATATTTAATAAGTATTTAATAAATATTTAATAAGTATTTAATAAATATTTAGGCCCAACTACTTAAACTTTGAGTGTATGGGTTATCTTTAAAGGCATTTAATAAATCAGGTTCAATGCGCTGTTGTTCCATTTTCGGGTTGTTGTAAGACTGTGTGTTTAACTTACCATATGTTTCTTTCGATGGTATTGTATTTTTTCCTAATCCTGGTGCCCACATACGATTATTATTTCTATCCGCATCTTTTCTATGAATGCTAATATTTTCATTTTGATTAAATATTTGTGTTCCTCCCTGATTAGCCCTATTTTCATAAGTTTTATTGACATTGTTTCTTTGATTATATGCTGATTCATAACTTGTTTCACCATTGTATGAACTAGGACCTACATTTCCTATGTATTCTTTATTCGTTGTATCTCTTTGAACATTAACTGATTGATGATCAGATACCGTGTAGCCATCTGCACCCTGTCTACCTATATTTAAATATTTACCATCCGTAGCACCTTCGGTCATTTCGCGGTTTGTAGTTCTCGTTCTGTCAGCCGGATTCCAAACAGGGTTTTTGGAAACTGACGCACCAACATTACCAGTAGGTCTTAAACTACCGATTACATTTTCCTTACGAGACGGACGCATTATATCTAATAGTGGAGCAACGACTGCTCCCATTATTCCTTTAACACCGCCGACGTTCTCTTGGTGAGTTGTCGTGGAACGATTATTAGGTAATGGTTTGTAA